CGCCATCAGCCAGATGGCGGACCGGGGACTGATGACCCGGAACGAGCTGCGGGAGATCCTGAACCTGGCGCCGCTGCCGGATCCGTACGGATCGCAGATCCCGGCCCGGGGCGAGTACTACGACATTACGAACCCGCCGGAGGACAAAAGTGATAACGGAGGCGAGAGCAATGGATAAGGAAGTCAGATCTTTCAGTTTCGAATGCCGTGCTGAGGAAAACGAACAGCACGGCACTTTCATTACCGGCACGCCGATCGTGTTCGACCAGGCGACGGACATGGGCTGGTACCAGGAGACCATCGCCCGCGGCGCCCTGGACAGCACCGACCTGAAGGACGTGCGGTTCCTGGTGGGCCACAACACGGGCATGATCCCGCTGGCCCGGAGCCGGAACAACAACGAAAACAGCACCATGCAGCTGACGGTGAACGACGGCGGCATGGACATCCGCGTGGATCTCGACACCGAGAACAACGCGGAAGCGAGAGCGCTTTACTCCGCGGTGAAGAGGGGCGACATGTCCGGAATGTCGTTCATGTTCATCGTGGAGAGCGATAGCTGGGACGACATCGAGAGCGACTATCCGAAGCGGACCATCCGGTCGATCAAGACCGTGATGGAAGTCAGCGCGGTGGCTTTCCCGGCATACCCGCAGACAACGATCCAGGCGGCATCCGAAGACGCGACGCTGGACAGCGCGCGCGCCTCGCTGGAGAGCGCAAAGGAAGCCCTGGCGGAACAGCGGGCCAAAGAAGCCGAAGACGAACGCCGGAGGGCGGCTCTGGAACGGCTGAACAAACTGATCGGAGGGTAATGCTATGGACAACCTGATCGAGAAGTCCGTGGAAGAGCTGGAAGCCAGGCAGGCGGAGATCGCCGGCATGGAGACCGACGGCGTCGACACGGAAGAGATCGAGAACCGGGCGAGCGAGCTGGAGGCCATCCAGGCCGAGCTGGAAGCCCGGAAGCAGAAGGCCGCCGAAGAGGCGGAGGCCCGGAAGGCCGTCGAGAACGGCGCCGGACAGACCAAAGAAGAATTTAAGCAGGAGGAAAAGAGAATGGAAGTTTCTGAAATCCGGAATACGCCCGAGTACATCAACGCGTATGCCAACTACATCAAGACCGGCCGCGACACGGAATGCCGTGACGTGCTGCTGAGCCTGAACGCCAGCGCCGGCGGACAGCTGCCCGTCCCGGACATGCTGGAGAGCATCATCAAGACCGCGTGGGAGAAGAACGAGTTCCTGTCCCATGTCCGCAAGACCTACTTCCGCGGCAACGTGCGCGTCCCGTTCGAACTGAGCGCGACCGGCGCGTGGGTGCACGCTGAAGGCACCACGGGCCTCACCGAAGAAGCCATCACCATCGGCATCGTCGAGCTGAAGCCCGAAAACATCAAGAAGTGGATCCGGATCTCCGACGAAGCCATCGACCTGGGCGGCGAGGATTTCCTGCGCTACATCTACGATGAAATCACCTACCGGATCCTGAAGGAACTGGTGGCCCAGCTGGTCGCGGACGTGACCTCCGCGCAGGCCTCCAACGGCACCGACCACATCGGCGTCCCGGTTGTGAAAGTGGCCCCCGGCGTCATGGTACTGCCGAACGCCGCCACCAACCTGAGCGAGGAAGCGACCGACCTGTGCGTGGTCATGAACCGCCTGACCGAGGCGAAGTTCAACACCGCCTACGCTTCCGGCCAGTTCGCGATCGATCCCTTCGCGGGCTTCACCAAGGTGTACACCTCCGCCCTGGGCGCCTATGACACCCTGAGCGAGAACGGCGTGTACGCCATCGTCGGCGACCTGAAGGCCCTGCAGGTGAACTATCCCGCGGGCGAAGGCATCGTGATCAAGTGGGACGACCTGAGCCTGGCCGAGGACGACCTGGTGAAGGTTGTCGGCCGCCAGTATGCCGGCCATGACATCACCGCTCCCGGATGCCTGGTTAAGCTGACCAAGCCCGGTGCTTAATGAAAGTTAAGCTTCTGAAAGATACGGCGCCCTTCGGACGGACCGGGGATATCGTTGAGGTATCCCCTGCCCGTCTGGAGTGGCTGCTGAACCTGGGAATGGCCGTGCCGGCGGAGGAGATCCGGGAGCAGATCGAAACGCCGGAAAAAGCCCCTGTGGCGGAAACGGCCGTAAAGATCCCGGCAAAGACGGTTGCGAAACCGAAACCCGCTGCAAAAACGCAGCAGAAAACGGCGAAGAAAGGTAAATAACCATGAAGCTGATGGTGGCCGTACCGACGACGGATTACGTGCACGCGGAGTTTACGCGGTGCCTCTGTAATCTTGGCGTGAACCTGGCCCAGGACGGGCAGGAGATCGACGTGCAGGTGATGAGCGGAACGCTGGTGTACATCGCCAGGAATAAACTGGCCCGCCGCGCGATCGACCGGGGATTCACCCACGTGCTGTGGCTGGACAGCGACATGAGCTTCAGCCCGAACATCGTGGACGACCTGCTGTTCTGCGGGAAGGATATGGTGTGCGGCGCGTTCGTATCGCGGAGGCCGCCATACGGTCCATGCGTTTATACCGATATCTCCGATCCGGGGAAGATGAAACAGGTGGAGCACTTTGGGACCGAACCCTTCCGGGTGGACGGGTGCGGGTTCGCCACGGTGCTGACCAGCGTGGATCTCCTGAAGACCGTGTGGCAGAAATTCGACACATGCTTCCGGCCGACGGAGAAATACGGCGAGGATCTGGCGTTCTGCGACAGAGTGAAGCAGATCGGCGGCGAGATCTGGTGCGAGCCGACCGTAAGGCCGGGGCACATCGCCCAGGTGCCGGTATATGCCGGAGAGCACCTCTTCGGAGGTGAGAAGGCATGAAGCGCGTGCTGATCGCCGCGCCGCTGCGGCAGGACCCGAAGATCTTCGAGGAATACCAGAAGGGGCTGGATGCCCTGATCATGCCGGACGACGTCATGGTCGACCGGTTTTTTGTGGTGAACGACTGCTACGAGGTGATCCCGTACATCCGGTGCGCCGACTATGTGGAAGTGAACCACGACACCATCATGATGTACCGGAACCATCTGTGGACCGGTGAACTTGTGGGCAACATGTCCACCTACCGGAACATGACGATCCGGAGAGCGCTGGAAGGCGGGTACGACTACCTGCTGAGCGTGGACACGGATCTGGTGCTGGAGCCGCACACGCTGCAGTACCTGATGGCAGCGGACAAGGACTGCGTGGCAGGGCTGTTCTGGACGAACGGCTGGAGCAACGCATGGATGTACGACCAGGCGGAAGACAACAACCGGCCGGAATGGCAGACACCCGGGACCTACCGGATCGGCGGCAGCGGCGCGCTGTTCCTGATCAAGCGGAAGGTGCTGGAAGCCGGCGTCGACTACACACCGATCCCCAACCTGAAGCGGGCGGTGTTCGGCGAGGACCGGCACTTCTGCATCCGGGCCGTGTGCAACGGCTTCGAGATCTGGGCGGACAGCCACTGCATCCCGGTACATCTGTACACGATGAAACACTACGAACAGTACATGGCGGGGGAGTTGAAAACATGTTTCAGGAAGTGAAGGCCATGCTGCCGGTCAGCGGCGATGATTACGACCAGGAAATCATCACGCAGATCTATGCGTGCGCGCTGGATCTGACCACGAGCGCGGAGATCACGCTGCCTGGCACGATCGTGATCAGCAGGAATGCGACGACCGGCGTGGTGACGGATACCAGCACACTGACGGACGCACTGATCATGGTGGCGATCGGAACCTGGTGCAACATGCGGATCGGGAACCCGCCGAACTACGACAACCTGCTGAAAGCCTACGAATCCATCAAGGGGCAGCTGCGGCTGAGTAAGAGCTACACGGTGTATGAGTTCCAGGCTGAGGAGGCGGATGGCGAATGAGAATGATGACCAGCTGCACGCTGATCGCGTTCGCGCCGGATGCCCACGAGGTCGGCACCGATCCGGTCGCCGTGAGGCGGAAGGTGAAGTGCCATGAGCTGAGCCTGACGCTGGCGGAGGTCTACCAGGCCGGCGGTGACGGGATGAACCCGGAGGCGAAGCTGCTGATCCCCTACGACCGGGACTATCACGGCGAACGCGCGCTGGAGTACAAGGGCGAGCGCTGGAAGGTGCTGCGGAACGATCCGTACAAGGACTGGAACGGCGTGATCCTGACGATCCGGCGGGAAGCGGGTAACAGCGGGGACGCAACCGAACCCGAACCGGCACCGACGCCGGCAGCTGAAGCGCAGGAGGTGGGTAGCTGATGCCGACAGAGTACACAAATCTCGTGGCCGCGCTGAAGGCACTCACCCAGGGCGAAACGCCGAACACTCGGACGCTGCCGATGGCGGAGAACGAATGGAACACACGGCCGGACGCTGACAGCTACGGCACGGTGGCGCTGGACTTCGAGGTGGACGCGCTGCGGGGCGACAACGTCAAGCAGGCGACGGCCTACGAAGGCAGCGTGGATCTGTTCAGCCGGAAGAAGGACGGGGACGGATGGATCCCGGAAATCTGCGCGGCGCTGACGGCGTACTGCGAGGGCGCGTGGAGCCTGAACAGCCACCAGTATGAGCGGGAGAACAGCATTTTCCACTGGGAGTGGACGTTCCAGGTGGAGGACTGAAGCGTATGGCGTACTCGATGAAAGTCGAAGGAATCGGCGAACTGAGCAGGATGCTCGGCAAATTAGGAGACGCGGCACCAGGTGTCGCTGCGGCATCCCTTTATGAAGGGGCCGGTGCTATGGCTGACCAGGTCAGCCAGGCGGTGCATGGCATCGCCACAGAGCCGTTCCATTACGTCAGAGGCGGAGACAAACGGAAACCCAGCCCGGAGGAAAAAGCGATTCTCGAGGCGGCGCCGAAAGGCGTCGCCAAATTCAGAAAAACAGGCGTCAAGGTAGACACCAGCGTCGGTCTGGCGAACGCCGGATATGCGAAGCTGGGGAACGTGACGAAGCCGATCCCGCAGATCGCCAACGCGATCAACAGCGGCACGAGCTTCATGCAGAAACAGCCTTTTTTCCGGAAGGCCTTCAGCCAGGGCCGCGGCCCGGCGACCGAGAAGATCGAGGCCGGCATCCGGAAAAGGATCGAAGAACTAATGACCGAATAACGGAGGTATGCGACTATGGCAAACGCCAATGTGGGTATGATGTACCCGGTATGGGCGCCGCTGGCGACGCACACGGACGGCTCCATGCCGACCTACAGCGCCGGCACGGTGATCCAGGAGGCGCGGACGGCGACGGTGAACCGCGAATACGCGAACAACCCGCTGTACGGCGATGACCGGATCGTGGACGACGACAACGGCATGACCGGGCTGACGATCAGCTTTGAGAGCACCGGCCTG